GGCGCGGACGGAGGCGCTCGACTGTTTCGTGTACGCCTACGCGGCCTTCGTCGGTCGCGGCGGTGGGAACGTGTTGACGGCGCGGCGCGACCAAGTGGCGGCGGATGTCGCTGCGGTCGAGCCGGTCGTCGAGGACAAAACCGAAGCGGTGCCGGTTGCGCCGCGGCGAGTTCCGCTGCGTCGTCCGCCTCGAGGCGGCGGTGGTGGCGGGTGGATGAACGGTTGGCGCTGAGTGCGCCGAGGTGATGCATGGCTGACAAGAAAATCTCAGCACTGACGGCGCTGACGGCGGCGAACGTCGCCGCGGCGACGGATGTGGTGCCCATCGTCGACACGAGCGCGACCGAGACCAAGAAGGTCACGGCGAAGGATCTCGTCGACGGCGCGCTCAACGGCGGCACGGCGAACGGCGTCCTTTATCTCAACGGCAGCAAGGCGGCGACGAGCGGGTCGGCGTTGGTGTTCGACGGCACGAACCTCGGCGTCGGGACGAGTTCGCCGCTTGCTAGATTGGATGTTGTCGAAACCTCCACGGGCGCGACCAACCGCACCAGAATCAGGAACTCCAGCACAGGCGAAGCGGTGCTGCTTTTCCAAAACAGCGACACCGGGACAACTTCCACCGACGGCCTTTATGTCGGCATTGGTACCGACGAGGTGGGGTATCTCTACAACTACGAGAACCAGCCTATCGTTTTTGGCACCAACAACCTTGAGCGTATGCGCCTCGACTCCTCCGGCAACCTCGGCATCGGGACGAGTTCGCCGGGGTCTCGCCTTGAGGTAAACGGCACCTCGAATCTTGGCGGCACGGCTGCTGCTGTGCGTGTGGGCCTCGGCGTGTTCAGCGCAGGCGTGGCGTCCATCACGACGAGCGGCGCAAACGACCTCCATGTCGGTACGACTAACGCCTCCGCAGCGTTCCGCATCTACACCAACAACGCCGAGAGGTTGCAGGTCACTGGCGACGGCAACTATTCAATCGGCAACGCGCAGTTCGGCGGCGGTGTCCGTGTCATCGGCATCATCAACGCGACGACCGTCCCGACAAGCAACCCCACCGGCGGCGGGGTGCTGTATGTCGAGTCCGGTGCGCTCAAGTACCGCGGCAGCAGCGGCACCGTCACCACCATCGCGAACGCGTGAGGCATCCATGAACCCGATTTGGACCATCTCCGCGCTCGACGTCGAGCCGCAGCGCGGCCAGCTCGCCGATGTCGTCGTGACGGCGCATTGGAGCTGCGGCCTCGCCGACGGCGACCACGCCGCGTCGGTCTACGGTGCCGTCGCGCTCGACGCGCCTGCCGCCGGCAGCTTCTGCCCCTTTGCCAACCTCGAGGAATCGCAGGTCATCGAATGGGTCAAGGCGAAGGTCGGCGCTGACGCGACCGAGGCCGCTGTCGCCGCGCAGCTCGCCGAGCGCAAGTCCCCCAAGGTCATCAAGCCGGAGCTGCCGTGGAGCAAGCCCAAGTCCAACAAGCCGAAGTGACGCTCACCGTCGAGCTGCACGAGGCCGTCGCGCTCGTGAATATGCTCGGCGCGGTGCCGACGAGCCAGGGTGCATACCCGCTCTGGAAGAAGCTGCACGACCAGGTCAAGCCGCTCTTGCCGCCGGACGATCCGGCTTGAGGAACCATGGCTAACGTCTTCGATACCGCCAACTATCCGACCTCGGAGCCGACGCGACTGCAGGCGGGCGACCGCTGGGCGTGGAAGCGGGTCGATCTGTCGGGCGACTACCCGACGGCGTCCTACTCGCTCTCGTATGTCGCGCGCCGCGACGGCACCGGCGAGCGCATCGCCATCACGGCCTCGGAGACGACCGAGGGCTACATCGTCGAGGTGGCCTCGACGGTGACGGCGGACTACGCGCCGGGCCGTTACCAGTGGTCAGCCTTCATCACGCGCACAAGCGACGGCGCGCGCGCGGAGGTGGGCTACGGCTCCTTCGAGGTCGGCGCGAACCGTGCCACCTCGACCGATGACCCGCGCAGCTTCGCGCAAATCGCGCTCGACAATATCGAGGCCTACCTCAAGGACCCGAACAACCTGCAGGCGGCCTCGTACTCGGTCGCCGGCCGCAGCCTCAGCCGCTGGAACCGCGCCGATCTTCTGACCGAGCGCGACCGCATGAAGGCTGAGGTCAACCGCGAGAAGCAGGCCGAGAAACTGCGGCAGGGCCTCGGCACGAATCAGACCATCCGGGTGAGGTTCACGAAGTGAAGCTGCTCGACTTCTTTCGCGGCAAGCCCGCGCCTCGCCGCCCCCGGCGCGCGTTCGACGCCGCCAACACCGGGCGGCTCTTCGCCGACTGGCTGACGCTGCCGAAGTCGGCAGACAGCGACATCCGCTACACGCTGAAGGCGATGCGGGCACGATCCCGCGACCTCGCGCAGAACAACGACTACGCCCGGCGGTACCTCGACCTCGTGGCCGTCAATGTCGTCGGTCCGAAGGGCATCACCCTGCAGGTCCGCGCGCGCGAGCCGAACGGCATCCTCGACCAGGTGGCGAACCAGCAGCTTGAGCGCGCCTTCTACGACTGGGGCAAGCCGATGAGCTGCACCGTCGATGGCCGCCTGAGCTGGGTCGACTGCCAGAAGGTCTTTATGGATTCGGTCGTGCGCGACGGCGAGTGCTTCGTGCTCTTCGTCGAGGACAACGCCAACCCCTACCGCTTCCGGCTGCAGTTCATCGACCCTGACCTCATCGACCAGGACAAGAACGACATCCTCTCGAACGGCAACCTCATCCGCATGGGTGTCGAGGTGACGCCCGAGGGTCGCCCGGTCGCCTACTACGTCAAGACGCGGCACCCCGACGACTACCAGACCGGGGCCGCCGCGCCGGTTCGCGAACAGCGAATCCCGGCCGAGCGCATGATCCACGCCTTCCGGCAGGACCGCATCGGCCAGACCCGCGGCACGCCGTGGACGACGACGGCCATGACCCGGCTCAAGATGCTGGGCGGCTACGAGGAGTCCGAGCTTGTCGCGGCGCGAATCTCGGCGTCGAAGATGGGCTTCTTCACGAGCGAGGCGGGCGACGACTACCAGGGCAACGGCGAGGACGGCGACGGCACCATCCGCATGGAGCTGCAGCCCGGCACCTTCGAGCAGCTGCCCGCGGGTGTCGAGTTCAAGCCCTTCGACCCGCAGCACCCGAGCACGGCCTTCCGCGACTTCGAGAAGGCCATGCTTCGGGGCATCGCGTCGGGCCTCGGGGTGTCCTACACCTCGCTGGCCAACGATCTCGAGGCCGTCTCGTACAGCAGCATCCGGCAGGGGCTGCTTGAGGAGCGCGACTTCTGGCGGACGGTGCAGTTCTGGATGATCGAGCACTTCTGCCAGCCGGTGTACGAGCGGTGGCTGCGTCAGGCGCTCGACGCCGGCGCGCTCAACCTGCCCGCCACCAAGTACTTCAAATTCCGCTCGACCCAGTGGGTGCCGCGCGGCTGGCAGTGGGTCGACCCGCGCAACGAGGCCGAGGCGCAGATCACGGCCATCAATGCGGGCTTGATGACCCGCACCCAGGCGCTCGCCGAGCGCGGCCTCGACATCGAGGACGTCTTGCGCGAGCGGCAGGCCGAGGACGAGATGATCGCCGAGTTCGACATCAACCTGACCGGCAACGCCCCGGCGCAGCCGGTGCCGGTGCCGCCCCCGGCGGCGGGGGGTGAGTGATGGCCGGCCGCTACGACTTCGCCTGCGAGCAGGGTGCGACCTTCTCGCGCGTGGTGACCTACCAGGGCTCCGACGGCGTGGCCGTCAACCTGACCGGCTACACGGCGCGGATGCAGGTGCGTGAGACGGCCGAGTCGGGCACGGTGCTGCTCAACCTCACGACCGAGAACGGCGGGATCGCCTTGGGCGGCTCGGCCGGCACGGTCACGCTGACGGCGACCGCCACCCAGACGGCGGCCATCGCGGCGGGCGAGTGGGTGTACGACATCGAGCTGGTGAACGGTGCGACCGTGACGCGGCTGCTCCAAGGCTGCTTCGCGGTGGATGCGGAGGTTACGCGGTGACGCAGGTGCTCATCGACGAGTCGCTGCAGACGGTTGTGGTCGAGGAGACCGCGACGACGGTCATCGTCCGCGCGCCGGGCCCCGCGCCCGCGGGTGCCGGGACCGGCACCGTCACCTCCATCGACGCCTCGGGCGGCACGACCGGCCTGACCTTCAGCGGCGGCCCGGTCACGGGCGCAGGCACGCTGACGCTCGCAGGGACGCTCGCTGTGGCCTCTGGCGGCACGGGGGCGACGGATGCCGCCACCGCGCGCGGGAACCTCTCTGCGGCCGCCTCCGGCGCGAACAGCGACATCACGAGCATGACCGGCGTGACGGGCGGCATCGCCTCGCCCGACTTCATCACCTTCGACACCGGCGCGACGACCTCGGCGGCGGTTGGGCGGCTGCGGTGGGATTCGGCGAACGGCACGGCCCGCCTCGGGATGATCGGCGGAAACGTCGAGTCGCAGC